TTGTGTACACAATGTGGGTTCGATCAGTACGTTTCTTTCTTATCATGTGTGTATTATAGCATTTCGGGCATATTCGGTCAACCAGAATGTACTACTACAAAAGTACTACCTTTTGAGGTTTGTGCCCGGTAGTACTTGAGTACTATAAGTAACACAATGCACAGCAATGAAATATGGCAGGCAAGCCAATGCTTGGAACTCGAAGAATCCGCAGTTGATGTGATACACACACGCCTGACTGAACTGGGATATCAAACTACAACGGTCATCAGTCACACAAGAAGTCATTGGCAACGCGGACATCGCGGTGTGGTGGTGAGTCTAGTGGATGACGCATGGGACTGTGCTCAAGATCGATCACAAGACACACCTTATTTGTTTGATGCCGATACCACGGTCATAACGGACAATTGGATCAACACTCCCACTGTGTACACCGTTGCTCGGGTGCCTGACAGTTTTTACGGAATATATTCTTACCAGCCTGCTGACCAAACGTGGCAGCCTGATCGTGATTATACATTTGGGGTAAATCGCATTGATTTTAAACGCATGCAAATATTGTCAAATTTACATCAACAATTGGGGTTTGACAGCGGGTATGTTAATTTTAATTGTGCTCAAGGTAGAAATACTGATCCACAACACAATTTCCATACACTACTGGAATATGCTTCTGATAAAGAACTACCAGTGTTTCACCAACTGACCACTATGATGCCTGTAAAAAATTACAGCATTGAACATGATCAAACTTATCTACGCAGCTGGTTGAACATAATAGTAGAAACTTACAGCAGCGATAATGTGATTTCACTAAGTGAAAAAATATTTAGATGCATGGTAACTCCCGTGCCGTGGATTGCATATTCTGGCAAGTACACCATTGCACGACTTAAAAGTCTCGGATTTGATGTGTTAGATGATGTGGTCAATCACAATTACGATAAACTAATAGAAGCACATCACAAAATTGCAGGGTTTATTGACTCGGCTCAAACAACTATTCAATCGTTAAAAAATCAAGACTGGAAAAAATTACAACACCGTTGCAAAGACGCTGCCATACACAATCAACAACAACTGGCCAAAATGAAATTTGCGTGGCCTACAGATTTTGATGTTTGGTTAACCAACACAATTAAATAATTTATGCACAAAGATTCACAAGAACTTGCTACCGCACTTGGCAACAAATATGCTATGTTTTACAATCCATCAATATTGCCAACATTTCTGACGCCAGTACAAATCATTGAAAATTCTATTAACACAATAAATCAACAGTTAAAATTGTTAGGCAGAAATCTCAGTGTTTGGTCCAGGGCACACCAAAACGAAATTGCCAAACTTCTAAGAGTAAATTGGATATATCAACGATTGCCAATTGAACCTATTAGAAAACCAATTTTGGTGCACAAAAATCATGAACAGTTGTGTGTTGATTGCGGAGACACTAGATTAATGGCATTGAATTTGTGCAGTCAGACGCCACCAGTCAGCGTGATAATTACTTGTTTGATAGACGAAGTAAACAGTTATGCCAACTGGCAAAGGATCTATACCAGTCAGGAACTAATTGATTGCATTGGATTTGATTCTGATTTGGCACAAATATTTTTTACCACGTCAGACCCCCAAACAACTTATGCATTTACTTGGTTTGAAATTGGGGATCAGTCAACCAGGCACCATTTACATGATTATGATCAACGACTTAGAATGATGCAACATTACTTAGACACACAGCCCTGTAATTTTGAATTTACTGTAGATTGGGCCAAGTCCAGGATAGATTGGCAATGAACTATTCACAATTGTTTAGAAATACACTTGAAAAATTAGGGCTTGATGTTCACATAGAACCAAACACTTTTACGCCTCCTTACCGCCCCGAATCTGGATGGCCGTTAAAATTACCAGAGATAAATTGGAAAGCAAATTCTCTTTTGGTGTTGCATTTTCAAGATTTTGTGACCATAACTGATCAAAGCATCGTAGAACTAGATAGGGTACATGATCATTACGGCGAGCATGCACATCGTGTGTTGGTGACTCACATGCACCCTGGCCTGAAAAAAGTTTACAATGGTCCCGTAAACCTTATTGAATTCAGCAGTCACAATTACAGGGAAATTCACAGAATGAGAGACTGCTGGAACGATTGGCGTCATGTAGTTGAAAAACCCAAAACACGACCTTGGCAATGTCTCAACGGCAGAAAGTGCAGTCATCGGCAACAAGTGGCCAACATATTGTCACAGTGGGGCAATGGCATACTCAGTTATGGCACAGACATTCCATTACCTGAATGGGACTACGGCACCTACCGCGGCACAGAAAACAACGAAAACTTCATTAGATTGGCCGCAGTGTATGGCACATGTGCTGTGAACATTGTGACTGAAACGCTGTATGATCCTGTGCCTGGATTGTTTTGCGAAAAAACTTTGTTTGCTATTTTGGCTGAACAAATTCCCATTGTGATAGGATCACAAGGTCTTGTGGCCAGTATACGTGCTCATGGCTTTGACATGTTTGATGAGGTAGTTGACACCAGTTACGATAGTTTGCCAAATGACACAAGATTAAAACAAGCATTGGCACTCAATCAAGATCTCATTCAAGGTCGAATTGATTTATCTCCTTATCAACAACGCCTGCGTGATCAACGTGAATTTGTACTGGATGATTACACCAACATCATGGAATTGAGATTTATACGTGATTGTGAACAACTGGCTAGTAAGTTAAACTTGAAATAAATCTTTGCATGTCACCATGCAAGGTGGCCATGAGTGCCTCTCGACTGCCAAACATCACCATGTTGTTGTGCTTGCGATTGTTCACAATGTAATACGGTGATGCCATGTGACGATCCAGAGCTATCAGATTACGTGGGGTTAACAATTTTTCCGGCAATTCAAACGTGTAACTGTTTAGTTCCAAGCAGTCACTGAACACACGATATCCTTCGTAAGTCAATCGTAAACCACCGTCATTACGGATGTTCTGCCACCATGAGCGCATGGCATCGTCCACTGTGGGTGCATCAGGATAATGATGTATGAGTTCTGCTGTGAGTTGTAATTTATTGAGCATTGGGATAAATCTTATCCCCTTGCGTTAACAGCACAACACTAAACTTGTCTGTTCGGAATTGTGTGTTGAGTTTGCGAGCCAAGTTGATAGCGTGTCCGGGGTTGGAGAACGATACCTTTTTGTATTTGGGTCCAGGAAACTGCGTGAGCAAGTTGCTGGTTTTTAAGTTGATGGGCTTGGTATCAAAGAACACTGCCCACACACCTTCAGAGGCCAGCACTTGCTCAGTCTTGTAGGACTGTTTGTTGGTGTGCTCAATCAGCACTGTTGGCTTAGGTCTTGACATATTAAACTCCACGTTTATTTATGCCAATAACTATGCAGATTTAAAACTACCCCCGGTGATCTGCACTTCTACAACTTCTGCATCACGTGATTGTTGTTCACGCATTTGTTCCAATGTAATCAACAATTTAGTAATGTCTGCGTGTAAGTCTTTGGCATCACGCATGGGCATGGAGAAATCTTTTTGCCCACGAGCTTCATGTGCTTTGACCGAATCTACAAATCGATGTATGTGCATGCTCATACATTGTCTTTCAAATAGTTGACTGCTCGTTGACAACGATCTGGATCGTCTCCTAAAAATCCTAGGCCTCGATTACAGTCATGACATAACCATGCTCTAAATTTTTCTGACACATGGTCATGATCACAGCACCATGCTCCAGATCGCATACCACCTCGACCTTTTATTTGTTCGTAACCTCGTTGGCAAATTGGACATTTATAATCTGCCATTGGAGGGTCAACTTCACGTTTGAGTCTTTTTCGAACTTGGTCCAGCGCTTTTTCGCAGGCTTTGCATTTGCTTCTAGGATATTTGGCACCGTTGCTCATACTGTACAATGACACCGGTAGTGTTTGTTTACAACCGTTACAAACTTTTGTTTTCTCTTCAGTCATTTTTTCAAGAATGGCACCAAGTTGGGTGCGGTCCAACCCACAGGTTTTAAAACTTTGCCATCTTCACGTTTGCGAACCTTGCCAGTTTCTCGATCAATCTTGGCAAAGTTAGTGGCCATGACTTCTTTCCAAGCACCTTCCGCATCTGCACCCATGCTACGTATCGCACCAATTGTGACAACCAAGATATCAATAAGTGCATCCAGTTGTTCAGACTCGTCATTGGCTAATACAGCTTGATGCAGTTCTCCAACTTCTTCGTCAATAAGTTTCATGTACATTGCATACTGGCCTAGATTAGATCCATCAACCTGCTGATCGCAGGCCCGCATGAATTTTTCTTGATCACGAAAGAGATTTGTCACGTGCTGCCTCCTGAGTATGACATGGACCTTGATATTGATAACGTTCTAGCACAATCAGCTTGGGGTTGCGAAGCAGTTTCCATGAGCGATGTTGTTTTACAGCATACCAACCTGCGGCATACCATGACTTTGATTTGTTTTCTTTTGTGAACAACGGTAACCTATGCTTCACGTCCCACATGGGATTGAATGCTCTGCATCCTGTTTCAAATCCATGCACTTGGTCTGGTGCAGGCCTGGTGGTCTTTTCGGGTGGTGCAAATTCAATATCCACCTTCTTCCTAACCATGGGAATGGTCTTGAACTTGCCTATCTGATCATTGATGCGAACAGTATAGCCATCGGCTTCGGCTTCTACTGCACCAATTTTCCGATCATCTTGTTTCAAGATCCAATATTTTTTATCCACTATGGGTTTGGCTTCGATCATCTAATACTCCTTTGTATGTTTGATTCAACCAGCGACCTATGGCATCTGCATAGTCACTGAGTTTGGTAAGTTCATATTTGCCACAGAACCGTAAAAAGTGCGCACCTACCATGCCCACATCCTTATGGCTAATCTGTTCACGTATGGCTTCATCTACTACAGTTTTGATTGCATCGGGCTGTGCAGTAAGATCAATCAGGGTGCGATTGCGTTCATAGTCGTTCAGTACCTTGTGTTCGGCGGCTTCATGGTCGGACCAGCGTTGCAACATCATGTTGTTCCACGCATAGCCTTTCTTATCACGATCTTCAAATGCTTCTGTCAGTCCCACTTGATTCTTGGTGCCTTTCA